TTATTTGAGAAAATTACTCGCAGATGTCTGCTTACTTTGGATGGGGGGGCAAAGATTCAAGCCGTCCTCACTATGCCGAAGCCGACAAAGCCCATTTTCCCCGAGGAAATGGAGCGTCAGTTTATTAATAGTTTTAATCAATCGCAGCCAAATGCGGTTCACAAGGTTATCAAGTGTCATATAATGAGAAATTAATGATATGGAAAAGAAAGAATATTCTGTTATTGAATTTATTCAACATCTTAAAGATAAGATATATATTAAGCTTTATAAAGCTGCTCGTTTATCTGAAACTAAGATAAGAAGAGAAATGAGGATATGGCGAGGTCTCCAGTATTATTTAGATAGAGAATAGATGTATAAAGCATAAAATAAAGATTATGGCTACAGTAGATTTTGGAATCGGAAACAAAGAATTTGAGGTACGTTTTATTCGAGAATCAGGTTATCCTCCAACAAAGAATGAACGTGGTTCTTCATTGATTGAGTATGATGTAACTACATACAAGAATAATCAGCCAATGATGAAGAAATTCAATCAAAAGAAACGAGTTTATTTCGACCTTGAAGGTAATGTTTATAAGGATAAGCTGAGCAACAAGGTGTGGTTCAATTTTTATAAAGCAAGTTAATGGTATATGTTATACGAAGCAAAACAGGGAAGTAAGGCTTACGAATACATTTTGAGCATTCTCGATTCTGAAGAAAATGAGCGTCAAGCCTACATAAAAAGAGTGGAAGAAGCCGTTGGCTTTGAGTTTGAAAAGTATCAGGGCTATCAGCCTAACAGAACTCTCACAAGAGTGCACGAGATTACTGCTATATGGGTTCTTCCTGAGCGTTACGATACGCTAGATAAGAAGGTGTGGAAGAAGATAGACGGTGTAAAATTGGAGGACGGTTACTATGTAGCCGTAGCCCCAAATAAGCGATACAAGCAGGGCAAAGCTATCGCCTCCGTACTTGCCTCCTACAAAGCTGTTACCAACCATTTCAAGATATTGCAGGAGCTTGGCGTAGGGGGCCATCAAGGTTGTTCATTTTCTATCACTCAGCTTTTCCGCTGCGATGACCGTTTCTTTGCCTTCTTCGATGATAGCATTCGAGCCGAGAAGCGCAATCCTGATTTCACTGAAATCACGATAGGTGAGTATGAGGATCTCATTAATGAAAAGGACTAAGCGTATGGATAAAGAATATATTCCAGGAGATTTGGTAATGACAAACGGAGTACCTTTAGGTACTGCTAAGAATGTAGTATACCGAGTAACATCATCAGACCCATCAAAGACTCTGGAGTTAGACGATGGAACGGTTCTGAAAGGTGTTGTCTGCTTAGAGAACATCGAAGGCGCGGAATTTGGAGATAAAGGCTATCTCTCTGGTGACTGCTGTGCTTGGGTTAAGGATATTGTTCCTATTAATCTTGTGCCTGACATTTTAGAGAAGAATGGATGGAATAAATCCATAAGCTGGTTTTACGTTGGCAGTGAAGAGCGTGGCTATCAGTTTTCCAAGGAACTAGATGATAATTGGGGCGAGCTTGGAATGACTTATGGCGACTTACAAATCAGTCAATGTGAAAATCTTAGAGATTGGAGATATATAAATGAATGTAATCACTATTTTAATTTTGAGTTTACCTATGTTCACGAACTCCAACATTTATTATATGCCTTGCATATAGATAGTAACTTAAAAATATAATGACATGCCAACAGGATTTACAGCACCAATATATGATGGTGAAGATATAACATTTGAGCAATTTGCAAATAGTTGCTTGCGTAACTTCGGTATCTACCTAAGATTTGAAGGAAAATATCCTAACCTTAGTAGATACGAAATTCCAGACAAGATTATACCTAGTGATTACTATAAAAAGAAATATGAAGAGGCAAAAGCAGAGTACGAAAAGCATCTTGCAACACCTAAGACAAAAGAAGAACTTGAAGCTGAGTATCTTTCTTATGTTAATGATGTAATCAAGGGAAACGAGGATAGAGCTAAAGAGAATGAAGCTCTCAAAAACAGATACAATGCAATGCTCTCTAAAGTAAGAAGTTGGATTCCGCCTTCCGAAGACTATAAAGGTATCAAGGACTTTATGGAAAGTCAATTAATTGATAGTTTAGATTTTGATTGCCGCCATGTTTATGTGGAGAATATCATCCCTAAAGATGAGTGGATTCAAAAACAAACTAATCGCACTGATTTAATAGAGTCTATGAAGTATAATTTGGAGCAGTATAATAAAGCTGTAGTTGCTGCCGAAAAGGATACTCAGTGGCTCAAAACATTTTCAGAAAGCATAAAGAAAGTAACGGAGTAATAACCATCCGCAAAGGATATAAATAGATAGAAATATGACATTAAATGAAGCAATAGAACATTGCAAGAAGGTAGCTAAAGAGCAAGAAAATTGTAATAATGGTTGTTCTTTAGAACATAGACAGTTAGCTATTTGGCTTAGTGATTTGAAAGCTATTACAGAAAATGGATATAAGGAGTTTAATCGTGTGATAAACATATATACACACGATTATACAGTAATGGCACTTCAAGGAAGATTAGCTGCAAATCCTTCACTTTCATCAAAAGAAGTTGCTAAATTGGTAGCTGATGATGTAAAGTATTTGCTTGAAGAATTAGCATTGAACAACAGATATTTTGTCGCACCTTAAAAAGTATGAAATGGGAAAATTTGAAGATTATATTAATGAAGTAATAGGTTCATCTGCGGCTGGATCCTACAAAGCAGGTTGGCAGATACATACTCTTCGGGAAGATTACAAACGCAGGTATGGAAGATATCCTTCTAAAAGCGAGTTCTTAGAATACGGAAATTCTATTATGGGAGGAGGCTCTTGTACGCATAGTAAAACTAGTGTTCCAGTTAACTCTACTAGTTCTTCAACCAGCAAAAATAATACTTCCCAACCTAGTGAAGAAGCATTAAAAATCTTAAAATCATTAGAACTTGGCAAAGAAAAGCCTTCTGATGATTCAGTTCCTAATGTATCATTTAATAAAGCGTATAAAATATGGAAATAGATATAATAATCGAAAAAGCTAAACTTATCAAAGAAGCTGATAATCCTGAGGGAATAGATAACTTGATAAAAAGTTTAGAGTCTTATAAAGCAAATAAAGGCGATATAAGAAAAAAGAGAATTTATAATTTTCTATTTGGTGTTTATGAAAATGGAGGCATGTCGTGGAGAGATGTCGAAGCTCAATTATATGGTCTTACAACCAATATAGTTAAAAGATTAAACGAATACTATAGTAGAAAATTTGGTAAAATGGCATATGAAAATTACCATATTGCTGGATATGTAATTGATTCAGACGATGAAATATATGATTATGTATTTGATGTGGAATTTTACGAAGTATCACATGAACTAGAAGTTTTACTATACAAACATAATTTTGATATAGACAGCGTTCGTATTCCTGCTGGAGTAAGAAAAAGACTTGCATGTTTTGGAAAAGTAACAGAATAACTAACCATCCGCAAGGATATAAATAGAAGTAATATGAAAAAGATTATTTTAGCAGCCTTAGTCGTTGCAAGTTTGTTCGCTTCTTGCTCTAGCGAGAAGACTTTTAGAAAGAAAGATGGCTCTACGATTACAGCAAAGCCTTATGGCTGGGCTAGTAAAGAAAACAAAGTAGAAGGTGTTAACTACGAGTTGAATGCTCCAGATGTTGTAGCATCTATCATCTTCGCCCCATCTGTTATCGCTCCAGTTTTGCTGACAGCTTACGATGTATGGGAGCCAGTATCATATACTGAGCCATCTAAGTAAATAACCGCCCTCTCCTTGGCAACAGGGAGAGGGTAAAAAAGAAGAGAATATGGCAGAGATTATTTACTTTGGAACGGATGGGTGTCCCGGACATTATCCAATTGGCATTGACAAAACACTGACAAATGCAGAATATAAGATGTGGAATGAGTGTGATAATGAAACTTGGATAAATAATATTCGAAAGAATCCTGGTCGCCATCTTATCAAGCATCACGGAGAGGTTTATACTAATTATGGTGTTCCGTTCTCTGTAGATAACGACAGAGGTGGTAGTCATACCGAACTATTTTGGAAAGGCATTCATTCGGAAGAAGAAATCGTCAACTTGATAAAGAATAATTCATTTTTATCAAAGCAGTTTAATCTAAAATAAGATAAGCAATGAGCAAAGAAAAAGCTATCGAGAAAATACAATATGCTACAATGCAAGTAGCTTCTGTATATGCGTGTTCTGCTATCTTTGATGAAAAAACAAAGGTAATAGAAGGCAGACAGAAAGAACTTGAAAAAGCGATTGTCAATTTGCATGATGCACTTAAAGATTTGGAGGATTGAGAGTATGATGGAGATTATAAAAAATAAAGAAGAGGTTAAATCTGTGATGAACATTCTACAAGCATTCGCAGATGGTAAAACAATACAAGCAATAGACCCTTATGATGACGAGTGGGTCGATCAAGCTGGACTTAATTTTAAAGCACTATTTGAGGGGCAATACCGCATCAAGCCAGAGCCAAAGTTTCGCCCATTTGAGAATGCAGAAGAGTGCTGGCAGGAAATGCTGAAGCACCAGCCGTTCGGGTGGATTTTTAGTAGAAAAACTGGAGTTACATATCTTATTAGATGTATAGATGATAATCATGTGTTTACAACAATACAATACTCATTTGATAGTGCTTTTAAAGATTTCGTCTTTACAGACCTTGTTCCGTTCGGCGTAAAAGTGGAGGAATAGTTATGGTATATTGTTTTTGTGATATTTGTGATTATAAGGATGAATGTGAAGACTATCGAAAAGTAGTTGTTTGTCCTTATATGAAAACGGAGGAATAGTTATGGCATGGGTATGTGTAGGATTTAATGGCGAAGAAAGAGTTTGCCAAAGTAAACCAACAAGATATGATGATAGATATTGGATGATGAATCCAGCCTGTAATGACTCTGTTGGTCTTCCCAAAGGAACTATCAAGAAACTCATCGGAAGAGAATTATCTTGGATTGATGAGCCAGTAGAACTTGGATAGATAAAAAATGAGAAAGGTTACTTGTATTTGCGACACAATTATAAAGGGTGTTACGTTTGTAAAGGGCTGTGATTACAGAGTTGATTATAATCCATTTATAGGAATAATGATATATGCCCCATTCGGCTACGTAAATATCAGTAAATGGCAGCTCGATAACTATTTTATTTAAAATTATAGCTTATGAAAATAGAAAATATCAAGTTCAAGGCAAAACGTCTTGACAATAACACTTGGGTAGAAGGTTACTTCTATGCTGAATGTGGTAACACTTACATCATCGAGGATAGGCAGAGTGAATCAATGCTTAATAGAAATGGGGCACATCAGGTTGACCCTTTAACGGTCTGCCAATTCACAGGTCTGAAAGATTGTGAAGGCAATGAAATTTGGGAAGGCGATATTATAAGTAGCCCACACTTTGAACGTGTAGCCACAGTAAAATGGGATGATTCTTTATGTGGTTTTAAATGTTCAGATGTTACTGGGAATATTAATTTTTCTTTTACAGCTATTGCTCACTGTTCTGAATGGTCTATTGCTGGCAATAAATTCGATAAGAAAAAGTAGCGTATGAGAATACAAGCCACATTGAATGATAAGCTCAAAAAGCTTAGTTCGCATCACACATTTATCCCAGATTGGGTACATAATTGTGCAGAATGGGATGATTGTAACATTCTTATCGGAAAAGTTTTAACAGAAAAATAAATTGCGTATGAAGAAGGATACATTTGACTTCTCGGAGGCTCTGAGAAGAATGAAGGAAGGAAAGAAAGTAAGAAAGAAAGGGTGGTAGATTGAGAGATGAAATACTCTACTATGACCCAAAAAGAAACGCTATCATGGTTATGTTTGATGGAACTAATTCAGTCAAGAAAACTGCGATGGCTTGTATAAGTATTCTCGCAACAGACTGGGAGGAGGTGGAAATATGAAAAAGAAAATATTGACCCTCACCGTCAGCAAGGAGTGGTTTGATAAAATCGTATCGGGCGAGAAGACGGAGGAGTATCGGGATATTAAGCCGTATTGGATTCAACGTCTGACTACCAACTGTGAAGTAGCTTATGATGTGGCGGCAGAAACATATTGCGGAAAGGTGCTTTGTCGCCCTTACACCCACGTTCTCTTCATCAACGGCTATCGCAAGGATAGTCCACGAATTGAAAAGGAGATTGAGAGTATCAGTATTGGTAAGCCGAAAAAGGGCTTATGCCCCGACAAGTGGCTTGATACCGAGTTTTTTATTATTAAATTTAAGTGATATGAAAATAAAGAATTTACCAAAGAAGATTTACCTCAATATCTGTAGCAATGAAGATGAGGTTGATTACAATGAATTAGATAGAGTAACATTCAGCACAGAAAAGGTTAGCGTTACTGATTGCGATACAGAAAACGTTCCTTACGTGAATACAGCATCATTATGGCACGACCTAAAGGAAGAGAAGCCACCATTAAGAAAATGGGTAATGTTCCGATATAGTGGAGGTGGCGTAAATCCTACGGCTCTTCACTACGGAGCGATGAGTGATGATGTGTGGGTTGTTACTAGAGGAGACGGAACACAGCGTATAGAAGTTCTGTACGAGTGCTATGATAAGATTGAGTGGTTTGACTTTGATGAACTGAAATAAGTTATGAAGAAGGAAGATAGAATCAAAGTTTGGGAGAAATACGACCATCATTGCGCATACTGTGGAAGAGAAATAAAACTCGAAGATATGCAAATCGACCATTTCATTCCAAAGAATCGTGGAAACTATTCACGTTGGAGTGATAAAGAAGGTAAGTATATCGTTTCTCATGGTGAGGATAGTATGGAGAATTATATGCCTTCTTGCCGAGCTTGTAACTTTCGAAAGCGAGATATGAGTATAGGGCAATTCCGTGAAGCTATCAAGGAACAGGCGAAAGGTTTGCTTAAAGGTGCTGCAAAGTTTCAGGTAAGCATGAGTATCGCTTATGGTCTGCTCAATCCTGCTTTTGACAAACCTATAGTATTCTATTTTGAGAAGTTTAAAAAGAATGATAAAAAGTGCAACAAATGAAAGAATATAAATATACAAATAAAGAGGAAAGACCCATTCCAAAATATAGGAATGGTGATATTGCTTGGTATATTGATGGATGGTTTGAAGCCCCACAACGCTGTATAGTAAAGGGATGCTGCAACGTATCTTGGTTCGAGGGAAATGAGCTTAACCCTTCTGGCTGGTGGATAGATTACAAATATAAGCCCGACTATCGTGAACGAACTAAACAGCATACAATTAGAGAAGAAGAGCTTTTTGATACCGAGCAAGAGGCTTTAATTGCATTGTTCGAGGAGTTTAAAAATAAAGTAAAAACAAAAATAGACTTCTTTAGCAAAGAGGCAAAAAGACTAGGCATAAAACAGCAGTTGTTATTACAATAATAAGAAAGGGTAGGGCAAAAGCTCTACCCCTTCTTGCCATATAGAACATAATCAATAACCTCTCGGTTGGCTTCATCAATCAGTTGTTGGTCTTTGCGCACATATATTGAGGTTATTCTGTGGCTACTCTTGTGCCCAAGGCAGTCAGCGATAACATCCATACTGATACCGATTTCATAAGCAATAGTGGCAAAGGTATGTCTTGCCCAATACGTACTGACTTCGGGAATACCGATGCTACTGCAAATCTTAGATAGCATTTTATTGATTGATACATCGTAATAGCGATAAGAGCTCTTTCTATCGAATACGCTTAGGAGGTGTTCTTTACCTCTATATTTTTCGATAATTTCGAGAGCTTCGGGTTCTACCTTAATATTATATAATGTGCCCGTCTTTGCTCGTCTATAAGTTATTCTGCCGTTTTCAATATTCACTATCCTAGAGAGGTCAATTAGATTAATGCCCATGAGATAGAAGATAAGGAAGAAAATGTCCCTATGCCTAGCACGAAGCGGAGTAAGCTTCGCATCATGCAGCTTTCTTAGTTCTTCGACCGTCAAAGAACGTTTCTTGGTCTCTTCCATTTTGATTGAATACATATTGAATACGTATTCCTTCAATAGCCCTTTCTTTCTTGCGAAGTTTAGAACCGCCCGAATACCCCTTAACCTTACAGCAATGGTATTCTTTGTATTCTTATCCTTTTTCAAGGATTCAACAAATCCATCAAGCCATTCAATATCTATATCCTCCAACCTTAAAGATTCATAGTCGCAATAGTTGCTGATTTTGCTTGCAGTTGTTGTATAGACCAACTTTGTGCCTTCATTATCCTTAGTCGCAAGGAAAGCATCCATCTGAGTTTTGAAAAGATGATTCTTATATTCTTGCTCATCCTCATCATTGGATAAATAGAGCGAAAGCTTCTTGTTTGAAAAGTAGCGCAGTTTGCCTTCTTCTTGTAACTGCACTATCTTATCATTGAGAAGGGAAAGCCTTTTTATCAGCTTCATGTTTATTACTCGCTGCTCGGGCAATCCCTTCACCTTTTCATTTTTCGCATCCCATTCATCTTCTTTGAGCTCATAGCCTGTCGGAATATAAATGGCACTATCTTTTCTTGCGACCTTGAATTTGAGCGGAAACTTACCGCTATTCAATCGCCGTCTTTTATCTAGCTTGATTGATACCTTAATCATAAGTTCGTATCTCCTTTTTTATTTGCACGGAATTTGCACGTTTTGGTGTAAATTCCGATACTTATTGTTACTTTCTGAGAATCCTTTATATTCTCTTTTAGTGCAAAATTACTTATTTTTTGCCGTTTTATGTGCTATTTTTCGAGTTTTTTAATCAATTAACATGAATTATGCACATATTCTAACAATTTT